TTGAGTTGATTTAACACCAATAGATTCATAATCACCTAAAGCTAAACGTGTCATAAAATAATCAGTATCTGTTCCACCTTCATTTCTACGAATACTTGCTTCTACAATATCAATAGTGTCAGCAGGAAGTGTGTATTGATTAGTTCCTTGTACTAAAGATAAAGTTTCTAATTCTACAGTCCATTGATTATAACCACGATTAGCCCAATCTGTGAACATTATATTTAAACTTCTTCTAGCGGATCGAACATCATAACCTAGTATTGGATCACCTCCAATACGATCATATGCTTCCTGAATAACATCAGTTACATTTAAATTAAATGTTGCTGTACCTGATAGTGCCATAAAGACCTACGCAAAAAATACAGTTAATGCTGCAACGTTAGCTAAATTAGCTTGTAGTTTAGTTTCAAATTTTACACCTTCATCTGGTAAACTAATAGATATAGGACCCGATGCAACACTTGCTGCTGTAGTAATACTAAATATAGTTACATTATTATCAGCGAATGTAACTGTTCCAGCATTTGCAGTTGGAGTTGCAATAAAAGCCTTTAATCTAGTAGGTCCACCAAATAAATCAACATTTGATCCATTAGTTGTTGTACTATTTGCTTTTACATCTGAACCTGACATTTTGTCTCCTTATACTAAGTTAAATTTTCTTAATTGTTCATATAGTAGCTCAATTCTGTCTTTTTCGCTACTAGGTTTTTCAATAACACCTGATAAATACGATTTACCTAGGGTATTAGTAAAATCTATTGGTTTAGGATTTAATGGATCAGAAGATATATCTAGTCTTCCTTCTCCTAATCTTTTTATACCACCTCCAGTGTCACTACTAAACTTATCTATTACTTTTGAAATATCTTTTAATCTTTTATCTAAATCATCTTCTTCTTCTTTAGCTTGTTTCTTAATTTCTTCTTCAGTGTCTACAGATTTAGTAATTAATGAATCTTCTCTTTCAGCTAAAATTTTTTCTTCATCAGATAATCCTTTCTCATATTCTTCTTTTACTTTCTTATAATCTTCAATTTTTTCATCAGTAGATTTTCCAAAATTTTTTAAAGCATCACCTGCTTCTTTTAGAAAGTCTAAATTAAAATCAAAAACCATATTTTTAATGAGGGCCCGAAGGCCCTCTATAAATTATGTTACGTTATTATTTTGTACATATTGAACAGTTACAATAGCTTCGCCTGTTGTACCGTCACCATCTGTACCTACAAATCTTGCAACAACATTACTATCACTTGTTCCAACATCACTAAAAGAAGCAACAATTGCAGCATTTACTGCTGAAGTTCTTCCTGTAGCTTTTGCGTTAGATGAAGCAATGTAAGCTGTAGCATTTGCGTCAGTTCCTACTGAAACTGTAGCAGCATTTGTATCATTAGCTGCAACAATTACATCTAAAAATACATTCACAATTTGTGAATTAGCAGGAATTACTCCCACTTGTGTATTTGCAGTAGCACCTGATAATGCAACTGATTTAGATTGAATCATTTGTACAAAACCTGTATTTTGTACATTTTCTCCAATCGTTGTACCAGTAGTTTCTTTAATCGTTCCCGCTTTAATCGGTCCCGAAAATGTAGTTGTACCCATAGTCTATACCTCCAGTATAGTCTGCTTTCGCAGTCGTTTGAGTTAAATACTAGGCGTATTGCTACGCCTAGTATAGATTAGTTATTAAGCTCCTTCTGAACCGTAGATAGTTCTCCAGTCTGTAAAACCGAAAGAGTATCTTTCTCTAACTTTGTATCTTAAATTACCAGTTTCAAAATCGCCTTCTACAGCTTTTTTGATTGGTGCTCTTACAAAGTGTTTCATTCCATCTGGGCAATCAGTCATAATGAAATATGCATCAGGGTCAGTTAATCGCTGATTAACAGCAACTCCGCCTGGAATCATACCCATATTTCTCATTGCATTGATGTCATTATCAGCAGTCGCAGGTCTTAAATTAGATTTAAGAATACGCTCAGCAACGAACACCAATTGAGGTGGAACGATTAGTTTTTGTCCAGTTAATGCTATTGGAATGCTTCTGTCATCAACCGCAGTTGAAATTTGAATCAATAAACTTTCAAGAGAAGTTTCTGATAAATCTGCAGCTGTTGATAATTTATTAGAAGCTGTTCCACCGCCTCCTAGTGGGTGATCTGTAGCAAGTAAAGTCTTGCCATCGCCACCTACTGAAGAAGTAGTTGCATTATTAAGGATGTTTGCACCTTTAATTTCTTTAGTATGTTGCATTGATCTTGCTAGTGCACGAGCATACTTAGCTCCTAAAGATCCGTACAAACCATCTTCCTCAGCTTCCTCAGTAATTGAGAATGCTAAAGCAATAGTTTCATGTACATATCTTGCAGTGTAACCCTCTTTTCCACTATCGTAAGATATTGCAGCACCTTCAGCTTTTGTTGGTGCAGCTCCGAAGCCGATCATTTGTACATCTTCTTCAAAAGCTTTTAATGATTGCTCAATAGAGTAAATATCTCTCCATTGTTCTGGGTATCTGTCATACTCCATAGCAAACACGGTATTTAAACCAAGATTAAGCTGCTTGGTAAACAGCGCCCTATTTAGTGCCATATGTTAATCTCCTTTAATTAAATACCGCTAGAACGTGTGCCGTATAGGTGATTATTAATAACCACTTCTAGTTTAGCATCCGCTCCAACATCGTTATTTGGTTCATCTACAAGTCGTAATATTCTTAAAACTTGAGCAGTTGTGCCCAAAGAAGAAAGATTAGCTTCTTGTTGAGATCCACCAAAAGTTGTTTCACCAGCAGTAAATAATACATTGCAAGTTTCGCCTACGTTAGCGTTTGCAAATGTACCAGAACCCTGGACTTTATATGTTATGTTTGGATCGTCATATACAAAAGCAGTCGCAGCTGTATTAGGTTTGACTGTTGTACTTGCTGTCCAAACTTTGGAGAATTTTACATCTCCAGTATTCTGATCGATGTATTGAACACCATAGAACACACCTAGTGCGTTCGATGTATTTGTTCCAATACCTACAGTTCCATTAGATAGTAATGTTACTAAATCACCAGAAAATAGTGAAGTAGAAAATCCATTAGCTATAGGATAGGCCTGAGGTCTTACAACACCGCCAGTTAAATGCCTAAGAGGTACAAACCCATTAGGAGCATCTGTATTAGCCATTTTATAACTCCTTGTTATAAATTATTACTCTTTAAAACCGCCCCTCGTAACTTCGGTCTTATAAGAACGGCTTATAGGATTTCCAGGTCGTTCTACTTTGTGAATGTCCATCTCGACTGATCTCATTAGATTTTCAGTCATTCTTGCGTAATATTCATTACGTTCATTTACCATTTCTTCTGGCATTTCACAGAGTACCATTCCTTCCATACCTATATAACCAGCAAATTTGCCATGTTCAATCGTAGCATACTTGTTAGCATTAGGAACAGTTTTAATGTCCCTAGGTTGCCAACCTTCTCGCATACGTTTAGCGACATTTGTCGGTGTTTCCTGTCCTAAAACCATCGTTGCAATCCATCTCTGTTTGAAACCAGGTCTTGGTTCAGGTGCCTCCAATAAGTTAGTTGGGCGCCACTTTGAAGCTACAGTTGATTTCTCAACTCTAGTTTCATTTTTTATTTTATTATTCTTCATGTCAGGCTCCTATAGTTGTCCTGTATCACTAAAGCTTTTTACTTCTTTAGCAAAACGTTTCAGTGCCGCTTCATCATTAATATCGATACCGAATTTTCTTGCAGTATCTAAATCCTCAGAAGTAAGCTTAACTCGATTACTGTCAATTCCTTTTTTACGAGAAACTCCAGCAACAGGAGATTGCACTCTGTTAGCTTTTTGTACCACATTTTTGTCATTTTGAGAAGCATTATCTTCAAATTTACTAAAATAAGGTAAATTAGAAGCTTTTAACCTCTTATTCATCTCATCATAATATTCTGGATCACTTGCATCCCAACCTTCTTCTGTTAGTTCAGCATCAATTCCATAAGCCATAGCTGTTTCTTTACGATAACCAGGTTTATTGAACCATTGACTATTTTCTTTTACCCAATCCGCTGCTAAAGGTGGTACTGTTTTTTTAGTTTCAGATTTTTTAGGTAATTCAGAGGCATATTCTTGCGTCTTATTCATTTGGCTACGAATATCAGCCATACTTTCATACAATTTTATTTGTTCTTCAGTATTGCCCTCTTCAATAGCCTGTTTTAGTTTTTGAGAAATAGAAGAATATTGATTAGTAAGTGACTTACTAGCAATGTCAATGGTTTTCTTTTCCATTGTTGCCAGTCTATCCTCTAATTCAGCTATTCTTTGTTCAGCCTCAGCTCTTTTAGCAACTTCTTTTTGAATTCGCTTACGAACTTTTTCAGAATAAGGTAAATCATCTGAATAAGGCGGGACATTTTTAGTAATTTGAGGTTGTTCTTTAACTTCTTCTTTTATTTCCTCTTTCTCTACTTGTTCAGTTAGAGCTTCAAGTGGATTTTGAGGAACCTCTATTTCTTTTTCAGAAACAGGTTCATCTAATTTCACCTCAATCTCTTTCTTTGTTTCTTCGTTAGGCATAGTTATCTCCTATGTTGGCGTTATTCTTAACTCAATAACGTATGTTTATATTTGTTGAGATACTACTTCAGAACTTTCGAGTGAAGCAATGATCTCATCGTCATTTACTATCACCATTTTGACATTTTGTACAGATATGCGTGCACCTGCGTAACGACCAAACAAAACCCAATCTCCAACTTTACACCAGGGAGCTTTTCTATCGCTATAACACTCAGGTCCCATTGCTATTACTTGGCCTACACTATTTAAATAAGCTTGTGTATCTTGATTTTTTTCTGGTAAATAAATACCACCAGTTGTTTTAGAGATAGGTCCTTTAGGTCTAATTAAAATTCTATATCCAACTGGTTGAGGTACTTTTGTAGGTGTAGGTACATCATCTTCTGTAGCCCACGGCTGATTACTCATCATCTTCTATTTCTCCTTTTTTATATTTTTCAATAACTTCATTTATAATTTGTAAAGATTTATCTAAACCTTGACCATAACCATAGTTTCGTTTAAACTCCTCTATGTTATCTACACCTTTTGACAACAAATTATTACCTAATTCTTCTTTATGTTTTTTAATTTGATTTTTTATTGCTTGAAGTAGTTTTTCCATTTACTGCTTTTTCAAACCTTTCTATTATCTCTGAAAATTTTAAGTTTAATTCTTTTGCAACAATTGCAAAAAGTCTTGGTTTAACTTTTTTTATTGATAATTTTTGA